GATAGACGAGGCAGCTTTTATTGATTATATTGATGAGATTTGGGCGTCTGCACAGCAAACGCTTGCAAATGGAGGACGTGCTATTATTTTATCAACACCAAACGGTACTGGTAATTTTTTCCATAAAACATGGGTTGGAGCAGAGACTAAGCAAAATGGATTTAATACAATATTATTACCATGGACGGTTCATCCTGAAAGAGATCAATCATGGAGAGATAAACAAACACAGCTTCTTGGCGAAAAGATGGCAGCACAGGAATGTGATTGTGATTTTATATCGTCTGGTCATACAGTTGTTGACGGTCCTATAATTAAATGGTATGAAGATACATATGCCCAAGAACCATTGGAAAGACGTGGAATAGACGGCAACTTATGGATATGGCAATACCCAGACCCAGCTAAAAGTTATGTTGTTATCGCAGACGTTGCTCGTGGCGATGGAAAAGATTATTCTGCATTCCATGTAATGGATATTGATAATGTAGAACAGGTTGCCGAATATAAAGGAAAATTAGATACCAAATCATATGGAAATTTTCTCGTTTCAATTGCAACCGAATACAATGATGCGTTGCTAATAATAGAAAACGCAAATATTGGATGGGCAGCAATTCAGCAAGCAATAGATAGAAATTATTCAAACTTGTATTATTCATACAAAGAAGAAGGATATACCGATGTAAACATTCAATTGGCAAAAGGATATGATCTAAAAGACAAATCACAAATGGTTCCTGGGTTTACAATGTCAAGCAGAATAAGACCATTGGTAATTTCTAAATTAGAAACTTATTTTAGAGAAAGATTACCAATAGTAAGATCTAAGCGATTAATTGAAGAATTATATGTATTTATATGGAATGGATCTAGAGCAGAAGCGTTAACTGGTTATAATGATGATCTTGTCATGTCTATGGGAATTGCGTTATGGACACGAGATGCTGCGATAAAATTAAAAACTGAAGGAATTGAATTAACTCGAAATACTTTGATGAATATTCAAAGACCAAGCACTATTTATATGAATGGAGCACAGCAACGCAATAACCAGTGGTCTATGACTCTTAATGATAAAGAAACTGATGATTTAAAATGGCTATTATAAGGTGATTTATGGCAATTTTTGATAGATTAAAAAAATTATTTAGCACTACGATTGTTCTAAGAAATGTTGATGGTAAGCTTAAAGTTAGTGATACCGCACATTACCAAGCACAGGGAAATCCATATCAAACTCGCGTAATCGATAGATACGGGAGATTGCATGGTACTCGTGGTTCAAACGTAAATCCATACCATCAATATAATGGATTTAGCGCAGCTAGGTTGGATTTATATACGGATTACGAAGCAATGGATGAAGATGCTATAATTTCATCTGCCTTGGATATATATGCCGATGAAGCTACAACTAAAGCGGAAAACGGAGAGGTTTTATTAATTAAAAGTGAAAATGATAACATCAGAAAAATTTTAACAAATTTATTTTATGATATTTTAAATATACAATATAACATATGGCCATGGACTCGTAATTTAGTAAAGTATGGGGATTTTTATTTGCGTTTAGATATTAGAGAAGAGCTTGGTATTGTTAGTATATTTCCGTTATCTGCGTATGAAGTTACAAGAGAAGACGGGGCAGATCCAAACAATCTGTTTGATACTAAATTTATTTATGAGGGTGCTTTAGGAAAGGCAAAGTTTGAAAATTATGAAGTAGCACACTTCAGACTTTTGTCAGATACAAACTTTTTACCATATGGGCGCTCTATTTTAGAGGGAGCTCGTAAACTTTTTAAACAAATAACTCTTATGGAAGACGCTATGATGATCCATAGAGTTATGCGAGCACCGGAAAAAAGAATATTTAAACTCGATATTGGTAACATACCACCTGCTGAAGTAGACCAATACATGCAGCAGGTTATGAATCAAATGAAAAAAACACCGTTTGTAGATGAGAAAACTGGTCAATATAATCTTCGATATAACATGCAAAATATTTTAGAAGATTTTTATCTGCCGGTACGTGGACAGAACAATGGAACGGAAATTTCTACATTAAACGGATTGCAATACCAAGCTATAGAAGACTTGGAGTATTTGCGTAGTAAATTGTTTGCTTCTCTAAAAATACCAAAAGCATTTTTGGGTTATGATGAGACAGTTGAGGGCAAGGCAACATTAGCGGCAGAAGATATTAGATTTGCAAGAACAATTGAGCGAGTCCAGAGAATTATAGAAAGCGAATTAACAAAGATTGCAATTGTACACTTATATGCACAAGGATTTAAAGAAAGTGATTTAATAGATTTTAAACTTGAATTAACATCACCATCTATAATTTATGAGCAAGAAAAAATAAATCTTTTAAAACAAAAAGTTGAATTGTTTACGGCTGCAACTGAAAATAAAGCACTTTCAAAATGGTTTATTTACAAGAATATTTTCAACATGAGTGAAGAAGAAGCAAATGAAGAAATTAATAATATTCTTGAAGACTCTAAATTTAAGTTTAGATCATCTCAAATTGAAACCGAAGGAAATGATCCGGTTGTAACTAGCCAGTCATATGGAACGCCGCACGATATAGCAAGTATGGAAATACCTCCTACAAACGAAAAACCAGGAAGACCTAAAGAGTATAAATCAAATTATGAAACAGATTCACATTATCTAGGTAGAGATCCTGTTGGAAAGAATAGTAATAATGATTATAAGATGGATAAGAGCATAAAGCATTCATACAAAAATAATAGTCCATTAAGTGTGGAAAGTAGCATGGCGAATGCATATATACCGTATTTAGCATCTATAAAAATAAAATCAAATGATGTCATTGCTAAATCTTTATTAGGTGAATCAATTGAAAATTTACACGAAATAGATGACATGGATAATTCATCGTTTTTAGATGAAAAAAATCTAATAAATTCCAATTAATTAATTAATTATAACATATTTATATATAACTTAAACCATACTATTAGTGATATATGAAAGAACTTAAACATTCAAAATATAAAAATACTGGAATTCTGTTTGATTTATTGGTTAGACAGATAACAGCCGATGTAATAGAAGGTAAAAATTCTGAAGCTTCGTCTATATTAAAACGCTATTTTGCAAAAGATAAGGAGCTTTATAAAGAGTACATGCTATATAATACGCTTTTGAATGAAAAGTTTTCATCCGAGCAAAAATCATCAATTTTGCTCGAAACTATTATTAATACAAGAAAGCGATTAAACAAAGTAGCACTTCAAACTGAAAAATTTAATTTGATTAAAGAAATCAAAAACTCTTTTGATTTACACAATTTCTTTAAAACAAATATACCAAATTACAAGGCGTATGCATCAATATATAAGGTATTTGAATACAGCGAAGACGATAACCCATTAGATATAGTTAGATCTAAAAGTACCCTGATTGATCATATAATCAAAGAAAAATCAAAATCAAATGAATCAAACGAATTTGACATTTTAGAAGAATCATATGGAAAAGAACCGGAAGATGTCCGGCTTTTATCATATAAAATTCTTGTTAATAAATTTAATGAAAAATATGGATTTTTGGGAGAAAACCAAAAACATACATTACGTCAATTTATATTAAACATCTCAAACTCAAGTAATTTAAAATCATATATTATAGACGAAGTTGTAAAAATTGAATCATTTATATCGGAATCAATTCCAAAAGTAAATGATAAAATTTTAAGGATAAAATTACAAGAATTACTAAAATTAACAGAATCATTAAAAGATATTAAAGTTGTTAATGATGAGCATGTAGTCAAGTTATTAAAATTACAAGAATTAAAAAATGAAATTAGGAGAATCCTATAATGGCAGCGATTCAACCACAAGAATACCACCAAAGACAAACTGGCGGATCACCAAACGATTTTGTTAGAATTGGTCATCCTGGAAAATATCATCGAGTGATTACACCGTCTGGTAGTGCATACTTTACTGGATCTGATTATGGCGCGGGTGCTGTAATAACATATGGTTCGGCTGCTGGTACTGCATACCTATCAAATGGCGGATCGATTGATCTTAGCAAGCTTGCAAAGGGATACATACATGAATTATCAATATCTTATGTAACAGGTGCAGCTGATGTTTATGTATTAATTAGAAATCAGGCAGTACGTTAATGGATGATATAAAATCATATATAAAAGAGATAAAATCCAAGATTGAAGAAGACGGTGAAGCATCAGTATCCACCGCACCTGGAAATGTTACTGGAAATGTAACTGGATACAATATCCCGGGGGCATTTGCTAGAAATGAAAAAGAGCATACAGCAAGAGTAAAAAAGAGTGCAACATCTTATGGTTATAAATTAGTTAAAAAGAAAAAACCAAAATACTTCATTCCAATACATAAAAGATCGTTGTACAAAGAATTTGCAACACATTTATATATGAATGAAGCACGATATATTGATTTTAAAAAAGATGAAACATACTCTCCAAATAAAAAAATAAATCTTGGTATTAAAAAGATTAACAGAGCATTATATGAATTAGAGAGTATAGTAGCACACAATCATAGATTGAAAAATGAAATGGCAATTACTCAGGATGCATATTGGAAATCTTCTAAATCTAAATTGCACAAAATTGCAGAGAGATTAATAAAAATTTCTAAAAAAATCATAGAATTATCAGCATGAAAAAATTAATAGTAGATCCAGTTGGTGTTATGTATTTCACACCGCAAATTATTAATGAATCAATGGCACAACATAATGGAACATTGATTGTTAGTGGTCCACTACAACGCTCTGATGTAAAGAATCAAAACGGACGAGTTTATCCAAAAGATATTTTAGTACGAGAAGCAAAAAAATATTATGATACCTATGTTGTAGAAAGACGTGCGATGGGAGAGCTGGACCACCCAGATTCAGCCATAGTAAACTTAAAAAATGTCAGCCATAATATCATTGACATGTACTGGAAGGGAAATGAGCTAATTGGAAAAATTGAAGTTCTTCCAACGCCAAGTGGTAACATTTTAAAAGAATTGTTTAGATCTGGTATTAAAGTTGGAGTTTCTTCACGTGGACTTGGTAGTGTTAAAGAAGTAAATGAATCATTAGAAGTGCAAGATGATTTTGAATTAATTGCATGGGACTTTGTTTCTAATCCAAGTACACATGGTGCATTTGTTTCTCCAACAAACGAATCTGTAATTAAAGAAAACGTAGCACATTCTAATAACAAGTATGAAAATGTTAATAGAGTTTTGCAAGAATTAATTTGCGAATTATCTTGTGAATGTAATTTGAGGTAAATACATGCCATCTAAGAGTGAAAACCAACAACAGTTAATGGCAATGGCATTGATGTACAAACGCGGAAAAATGAAAGATGCGTCTGCTACAGTTAAAGCAGTAGCTAAAAATATGTCAGAAAAAGAACTTGAAAAGTATGCAGCTACCCCAACTAAAGGTTTGCCGAAAAAGCTTAAAAAAGAAGATATCATGCAAATCTTTGAAAAATTTATTGTAAAAGTTGGAGATGATTTTAGAATAAAAAGTGCAAAAACTGGTAAGCTTTGGCCACAAAAATATGATTCATATAAAAATGCATTAGGTGCGTTAAAGGCGTATCAAGTCCATAAGAATGAAACAATTGAAGATAATTCAAAATCAACATTAAGCCAGATACAAGCAATTGTTAACACTAAATCTTCTGGTAAGGTTGATAAAGAGATGGTTGATGTTGCAACTGCAAATCTTTTATTAGGTATTTACGATGCACTGCCAACTCCTGAATTACGAAATAAATTTTTAAAGTTACCAATTAAGAAAATGGTACATGTTGCTAATAAATTAATATAGAGGTTATATGACAAAGATAAGTGAATCGGTTAGAAAGCTAGGAACATATGTTGAAGTGTCAAACAATAACATAGATTATGCATTACGAATTTTTAAAAGAAAAATGAAAGAGTTTCAAATTTTAGAAACATATCGAGAGAAACAAGAATACATAAAACCCGCAGAAAAAAGAAAACGTGCAAAACGTGCTGCGATTGCAAAACAGAAAAAAAATAATATTATTTTGAATAATTTATAATGTTTTAGAAAAAAAATATATAATTATTAAGTATAATACTCTATTGTCATATGGAGTTTCTTTACATACATCTTATTATAGCTTCTAATGGCTATAGAATTTTTAATTGAGGATTTTTTATGTCTAAAGATTTATTGAGGGAGGCTATAGCCGATGCTAAGGCAGTTAAAGAAACTGCATATGCAAATGCTAAGATAGCAATAGAAGAAGCGCTTGCTCCACATATCCAATCTATGATTTCTGCTAAATTGTCAGAAGAGATGGAAGGGGAGGATGATAAGAAGGAAGAGTCTGTACAAGCAGAAGGCGAAGAATATGGTACAGATGAAATGGTAAAGGTTAAAGATCTTAAAGAAGAAGAGGAAGAAGAAGAGAAGATGAAGAAGGAAGGCGAAGACCACGAAGATAAGAAAGATGATGAAAAGCTTCATGAAGAGGAAGAAGAAATGGAAGAAGATCTTGATCTTGAGGCCATTATTCGTGAATTGGAAGAAGAACTTGCATCTTCTGAAATCGGAAGAGGGGATAACAAAGAGCCTGCCGATGATGCATCATCTGCTGCAACTGATGATCCAGGACACGGTGATCATGTAAAACATGAAACACCTAAAATGATGTCAGAAGAAGGCGAAGATATGGAGAATGGTCAACACAAAACAGATGAAATGTCACACGATAAGAAAGAATTGAATATCGAAGACATAATCAATGCTTTACGTGAATTGACAGAAGAAGAAGATGAAGATGAAGAAGACCATGAAGAAGAAAAGGGTGAAGGCTATGGTGCAAAAATGGAATCACTTGAAGCTGATCTCAAAGAAGCATATGATGTAATTAATTTCTTAAGAACACAAATTAATGAAGTTAATTTATTAAATGCTAAACTTCTTTTCTCAAACAAACTCTTTAAGAAGTATAATTTGAATGAAGCACAAAAGGCTAAAGTAATTGAAAACTTCGATAGAGCTAAGTCAGTTCGTGAAGTTAAGCTTGTATTTACAACTTTAGCAGAAGCTTTCCATGGTAATAAGTCTAAACCACTTACAATCAAGGAATCATTCGTAAGCAATGCAATGCCATCAACAAAACCATCAGAGAAAACACAAGAAATACTTACAGAATCTGATGCGATGGCTGAAAGATTTAAGAAATTAGCAGGTTTAAAATAATTTAATTTTAGGAGAAATAGATGAGTATAAAGGAAATTTTAAGCAATACCTCAAGTCCATATAAGAGACTTATCGAAGAGAACAAGGGTGTTGTGACTAAATGGGAAAAAACTGGTCTTTTGGAAGGTGTAAGAAATGACTATGAAAAGAGTGGCATTGCTACACTTCTCGAAAACCAAGCAAAGCAACTTATTGAAGAATCATCAAGAACTGGAACAGCAGCTGGTTCAGAAGAGTGGGCAGGCGTTGCTCTCCCGCTTGTAAGACGTATCTTTGCTCAAATTGCAGCAAAAGATTTCGTTTCTGTTCAGCCTATGAACCTTCCTTCAGGTCTTGTGTTCTTCCTTGATTTCAAGTATGGCACAGCACAACCTGGATTTTCAACTGGTGCTGGTAAAGAATCACAAGCTGACTCTGTATTCGGTGTTACAGGCCGCGATGTATTTAATGCAGATCCAGAAGGCGGTCTTTATGGTGCTGGACGTTATGGCTATTCATTCAATGAAGCAACTGCGTCTGGTCTTACATTAAACACTGCTCTTTCAGCAACACAATTCACAACATCATCACTTTCAGCATCTGATTACGATTTCGATACAGAATTCTTTAATCAATACTCAGCTTCAATTGCAGCTGGTAATGTTTATAAGATAACAGTGTCAACCGCTTCATTGACAGAAGGTGCTGATATGGAAGGCGTTCGTGCATTTACTATCAGTGGTTCAGGCTTCAGCGATTACTTCCCACAGTATACATCAACAAATAATTCAAATACAACTGTTACATTCGTTGTATCTGGTTCAGCTACAAGCATTACTGGTGTAAAGGTTGAGTATGCTAAGCAACCAACAGCTATTAGCCGTGGTGATTTTGAAGATAGAGCAGGAACGCTCGATATCCCAGAAATCAATCTTGAACTTCGTAGCGAAACAATTGTTGCGAAAACACGTAAGTTGAAAGCAATCTGGACACCAGAATTTGCACAAGACTTAAATGCATACCACTCAATCGATGCTGAAGCAGAATTAACATCAATGCTTTCTGAGTATATCTCACAAGAAATTGATCTTGAAATTCTTGACATGCTTATCAAGAATGCTCAGACAATCGAAAGATGGTCAGCACGTGTTGGACGTCAGTATGATGCATTAACAGGTGGATTCACAGAGTATGGCAATGCGCAATCACAAGCATCTGCATATACACAACAGACCTGGTTCCAAACACTTGGTACTAAGATGCAGAAGGTGTCAAACCTTATTCATCAAAAGACCATGCGCGGTGGTGCAAACTTTGCTGTTGTTTCTCCACAAGTTGCTACGATCCTTGAATCAATGCCTGGTTTCAGCGTTGATACAGATGGTAATCAGATGCAATTTGCTATGGGTGTTCAAAAGGTTGGTACGTTCCAAGGACGTTATCAAATCTATAAGAACCCATACATGTTAGAAAATCAAATTCTCATGGGTTATCGTGGTGCTCAGTTCCTCGAAACAGGTGCTGTATACGCTCCATATATTCCATTGATTATGACACCGCTTGTATACGATCCGAATACGTTCACACCTCGTAAGGGCGTGATGACACGTTATGCTAAGAAGATCGTTCGTCCTGAATTCTACGGTCTCATCCAAATCGATTCATTGGGTGATATCTAAGTTTTTACGGCTTAGTATTTTTAAAGGGAGTGATTTTTTCACTCCCTTTTTTTATTTAAGTAAATAAAAATCTGATATTTATTAATAAACCGTTCTTTTAATATTTGGGCTTCATATGATTACAACAGATCAAACTTTAGAAAATATGAATGAAGATGAATTGGTAGATTTCGGAAAAGATTATGGAACAAAACAAGGGAGAAAGCAAATAAAAAATAAAATAAAATTTGGATTGTCTTTAAATGAAGAACAAAAAATAGTTAAGTCACAAATATTAAATGATTCAATATCGGTATTAACCGGTAAAGCTGGATCCGGTAAAACATTACTAGCGTGTCAGATAGCACTTGAATATTTATTCTATAGAGAAATTGACAAAATTATAATAACAAGACCAACCGTATCTAACGAAGATATAGGATTCCTACCAGGTGACTTAAAAGAAAAGATGAATCCATGGGTTGCACCAATACATGCAAATATGTATATGCTTGCTGGCAAAGATAAAATAGAAAAACTAATAGCGGAAGATAAAATAGAAATAGCTCCAATCAGCTTTATGCGCGGTAGAACATTTGTAAATTCATGCGTTATTGTAGATGAAGCACAGAATATAACAAAATCTCAAATGGAGATGATATTATCTAGATTAGGAATACATTCTAGAATGATGATATGTGGTGATATAACACAAACCGATTTAAAGAATAAAAAAGATAGCGGATTTCCATATTTATTTAGTATGGAAGGCAAAGTTAATGAATTGGGCTCATATGAGTTAAAAACAAACCATCGTCATCCTATAGTCACCGAAATACTTAGATATTTTGAAGATTCATCAATAAAATAAAAGTAAATTTCATCGTTGATTGATTTTACAAAAGAATGGATACAAACGTAGATATTTATATTTATATATTTTTATAACTAATTTAGAGAACTAACAAATGGTATTGATCCCAATATGGCCAGGGTCTTCTAGCTTTGCAGCAGGCGATACTCCGTTTGGTTATTACGATGCAGAAACAGCATTTCAAACTGAAATAGATAAAGCAACTAAATGGGCTGCAACTCGTCTTGGATATCCTATAGTTGATGTTGAATTACAGCCAGTGAATTTCTATGCATGCTTTGAAGAAGCTGTGTACGAATATACTAGTCAAGTAAACCAATTTAATATACGTCAAAATATGTTAAATTTACAAGGTGCGCCAACTTCATCAAATTTATCAGGTCAATTGATAAATTCAAATTTAGGAAGATTAATTTCTATTTCAAACGAATATGGTCAAGAAGCTGGTGTTGGTGGTGAGATTGATTTTAAAACAGGTTCAATAGATTTACAAACCGGCAGACAAACATACGATCTTCAAACATTGTTCATTGATTTATTTGAACCAAGTTCTTCAATAGAAGTTAAAAAGGTATTCCATCAAAGAGTTCCTGCATCGTCTCGATTCTTTGATCCATATTTGGGGAATCAAGCATTATTGGATGCGTTCGGATTTGGCACATATTCAACCGGCGTTCAGTTCATGCTTATGCCTGTTTATTATGATTTGCTGAGAATACAAGCGATTGAATTTAATGATGAAATTAGAAAATCTGCATATAGCTTTGATTTAAGAAATAATAAGCTATCTATATTTCCAATTCCAACTGAAAATATAAGATTATATTTTTCATATATTGTAAAAGAAGATAGATCAAACCCAATACGAAAGCCAGTTGAAGGTAAAATTTCTGATTATAGTAATGCACCATATAATATTTTACCGTTTGGTGCAATTAATGGTGTTGGTAGGGCATGGATATACTCATATTTTTTAGCATTGTGCAAAGAAATGTTGGGTTACATTCGTGGTAAGTATCTTGAAATACCGATACCAAATGCAGAAGTGACTATGAATTATGCAGAATTGATTGATGCTGCGAATAATGAGAAGGATGCACTTATAAAAGAACTACGTGATAATTTAGAAGAAACAACACGTAAAGTTCAACTTGAAAAAAAGAAATTAGAATCAGATGCGTTGCGTGATACTTTAGCTACTGTACCACTTAAAATATACATAGGATAATGGCACTATTTGGAAAATATAGAGACATAAGTCTTTTCACAACATTAAATAAAGAATTAATTGTTGATATCATAGATATTGAAGTTGCTGTATTTAAACTCTCACTTGAAAAAAATCCAACAAATGTTTATGAAGAAAACGATAACAAAATTTATTATGCCGGTGTTAGAATACCATGCTTAATAAACAGATCTGATCAGCAGTATAATTTCACAAACCCAACAATTGATTTTAGTCAACCAATTGAATTTAGATTTTTGAGAGATATACTTCTAGATTTTGAGATTGTTATTGAAGTTGGCGATCTTATAGAGTATAACGGTGAATATTATGAAATCGATAACGTAATAGACAACCAATATATTATGGGTAAAAATCCAGACTATGCATCAACTGGAAGAGATTGGGGTTCTAACCTTTCAATTATCGCACAAGGTCATATAACAAGGCGTAGCAAGCTCAATATTGAGCAAGTACGGGCTGGTATAAATAAAGAAGCAACTTTACCAAATAACTTTTAATTTATGAGAAACGCACAAAAATATAGACCACCATTAAAAAGAACAGTTGATTCTTTTATAAACGATAAGGATAAAATAACACGTCCTAATCATGCGCTTGGTCAGCAACGTCATACTCAAGTTAGAAGAGACCAAGATACAATAAAGGGACCAAACGTAACCTTATATGATATTGATTTTGGTGTAAAAAGCTTTTTTGAAAATGTAATACAACCCAAAGTTGTAGAAAACGATACAGTTATAGATGTACCAATTTTCTATATGAATTCAGAAAAATGGTCTGATGTACAGAAGCGTGGTTATATTCGTGATAAAAAAGGCAAAATGCTTATACCTGTTATTGCGTTTAGACGTGCTTCGGTTGAAGTTGATCAGCAATTAAAAAGAAACAAAGTGTCTCCGGTTGAAGATTTATATTATTTATCTGAAGCAAAGTATAATAAAAACTTTAGATATGATCAATTTTCAGTGCAGACTGGGATGCAAAGACCAAGTGAATTTTATTTGATACAACCACCCGATTATGTAAAAATTACATATGAATTCCAGTTCTGGTGTGAATATCAAACACAGCTAAATGAACTTATAGAAACGATGATATTCTATCAAGGTCAATCATTTGGAGATAAAAATAGCTATAAGTTTAGATCATATGTTGATTCATATGCAATAGATAATGTAACCGATATTTCAGACGATAGAGTTGTTCGTTCATCATTCAATATTACAACATATGGTTATTTAGTAAGACAACAAGTAAATGGCGAAGTTGTAACAAAACGCCGTCTTTCTACTAAAAAGATTGTATTTGACCAAGAAATTGTGAGTGATTTAGACACACAATTTAGAGAAAATAAAAAGGGCCCTAATGATAAAAAATATTATACAGATATTTTAAATGAAGGCAATTTTTGAAAAAAATTTTGATATTTATTGTTTGAATAGATAATATATTTTTTTATATCAATGGAGGTTTTTGTGGAATCTATTAAATTTGAAACGGAAGACATGGAGAAAATTAAGAAAATGCAAAATGATTATTTCGCTTTTTCAGTAGAATATGGGCAACTTGGCGTTGAAAAGAAGATTTCGGAAGAACGATTAAAGAATGTTGAGCAACTCATTACCGATGCATGGGATAGGTATCTAAAACTAAGAGACGATGAACAAGCAATGATCGATGAGTTTAATAAAAAATATGGAGATGGTGTTCTTGATTTAGAAAATGGAACATTTCAACCAAGAGCTGAAACCGATCAACAGAATTAAAAATTTTATATTAGGAGAATAATGTGGCAGAAAGAATTGTAAGTCCTGGTGTATTTTCAAGAGAGATTGATTCGTCATTTCTCCCTCAAGCAATTGGACAAATCGGTGCTGCTTTGATTGGACCAACAGTTAAAGGACCTGCATTTGTACCAACCCCAGTAGGCTCTTTTAGAGAGTTTACAACAAAGTTTGGAGGGTTCTCAGAGAATACCTATTTGCCTTATACAGCAAAATCATATTTAAATAATGCACCAAGTGCTACAATTGTACGTGTACTGGGTACTGGTGGATATGAATTAACAAATCCGATTGCAATCGTAGCAACGGATGATTCTGGTTCATACTTGTTAAGTATGCTCCATCCAACTTTTGCAGTAACAACAGACGGTTCTACTCCATTATTTGAAGATTCTATAATCGAAAACAGCGAAGAGACTGGATCATTTAATTTAACAATTTCTGGTTCATTTGTTACTGATACTGGAACATTTACGAATGCAGTTGATAAAAATGGCACAGCATTTTCAGCATCGATCGATCCAGATAGTGACAACTTCTTAGGTAAACTTTTTGGATATAGCCCAGTTGGAACATACCCAGTTTACAACTATTCTTTGTTTGCTAACAAAGCAAATGAAATGGCTTTAGGTGGAAACGGTACATTAACAATTTCAATCCAAAGTGGCTCTGCGTTAGATAACTGGGATTTCCAGAATGAATACAGCGCAGCAACTACACCATGGATTACTTCACAAAAAATTGGTGGAGTAGCTGTAAACTTATTTAAGTTCACCCATCTATCAGATGGTACAGTTACTAACATGGATGTGAAAATTGGAATTGCAAATATACGCCCTGCTGGTACAATTGCAGGATCCTTATATGGTCAGTTCGATGTTGTTGTTCGCTATGTTGATCAAAGCGATATTAAAAACGCACCATTTGATCACGAAGACGATGATCTTCGCCCAGCAATCATCGAGCAGTTTACATGTAATTTAGATCCAAATTCTCCATTATACATACTACGTGTTATTGGTGATAGATATCAAACAGTTGATTCAAACGGAAAGGTTATCGTAAATGGTGACTATCCAAACAAATCAAACTATGTTAGAGTTATAGTTGATGACTCAGTAAACAACGGAGCAATTGATCCTTCACTAGTACCGTTTGGATTTAAGGCACTGTATTCACCAATACCTGATTCGTTTACTCAGCCACCTGCTGCAACATATGTACAAGCACAGACAATTGGCGGAACATATAATAAGCGTAAATACTGGGGATTCGATTTCGATTTACAGGGATCTGATAACGTAAATTATTTATGTGCATTACCAGTTACATCACAATTGACAAACGGAAACAATGTAGACTTTATTCTTTCTGATTTTTCACAGCCATTGGGTGCAGCATTTCCAAGTGCAACTGCTCCGTATACAGGTGCAATTGACCTTTCATCTAATACAGCGTTGGATAGTAGAAAGTTTGTTGTTCCGTTCCAAGGTGGATTTGATGGAACAAAACCAAATGCACAAAAGAGAACAGGTGTTCATATAATAGCAGGAAACACACAAGGATTTGATATTTCTTCTACATCTGCAGATGGCTACACAGCTTATAAGAAAGCTTTGGATGCAATATCTAACAAAGATGAGTTTGATATCAACATGATAATTGTGCCGGGTGTTTTACACTCACTTCACCCAACAATTACAACTTATGCAAAAGATACAGCAGAAGAGCGTGGTGATGCGTTTGTTATCTTCGATGCAGTTGGATTGGAAGCATCGGTAGCAGACGCAGTATCAACTGTTGCTGGATTTGATTCAAATTATTCTGCAACTTACTACCCATGGGTTAAAATTGTTGACACAGATAAAAATAAACCAGTATGGGTACCACCGTCAGTAGTACTTCCGGGTGTTATCTCGTTCAACGATAGAATTGCAGCAGAATGGTTTGCACCAGCTGGATTGAATCGTGGTGGATTGACAGAAGTTATTCAAGCAAAAACACGTCTTACACAAACAGAGCGTGATGCTTTGTATGAAAACAGAATCAATCCAATCGCATCATTCCCAGGTCAAGGTGTATGTGTATGGGGACAAAAAACTTTACAAGGAAGACCATCTGCACTTGACAGAATTAATGTTAGAAGATTGCTTATAGCAGCTAAGAAGTTTATCGCAGCTTCAACTAGATTCTTGGTGTTTGAACAAAATACAGCAGCAACTCGCAATAGATTCTTGAATATAGTAACGCCATATTTAGAGTCTATCCAACAAAGACAAGGATTGTATGCATTCCGTGTTATTATGGATGAAACAAATAATACACCTGACTTAATAGACAGAAATATTATGTACGGTCAATTGTATCTCCAACCAACACGTACTGCTGAGTTTATCATACTTGACTTTAACGTACAACCAACTGGCGCAGAGTTTCCAGAATAATAATTGAATAATCTGATATTTATTATAAAGTAATTGAATCATAAGGAGAATTAAATGGCCGATCTTTTAAGTCCCACCGAAATTATGTTTACGGCGTTTGAGCCAAAAGTGCTCAACCGGTTTATCATGTACATCGAAGGTGTACCTGCATATCTGATTAAAGCAGCACAGCGCCCAAACATTACGTTCGGTAAAGTGACTATGGAACATATAAATGTTAAGCGTCAATTAAAAGGCAAGGGCGAATGGCAAGATCTTCAGATTAAATTGTATGATCCAATTGTTCCGTCTGCTGCGCAAGCAACACTTGAGTGGATTCGTCTATCACACGAATCTGTTACAGGGCGTGATGGTTATGCAGACTTCTACAAAAAAGATATTACATTTAATACCCTTGGACCAGTTGGCGATAAGATTGAAGAATGGACTATAAAAGGTGCATTCATCAAAGAAACTAACTTTGGAGATTTTGACTGGGGAACAGAAAGTGCTGTTGAAATAACACTTACACTTTCATACGATTATGCGATCCTTCAATTCTAATAAAATTAGAAATATTAACATGAAAATCCCCGCAATAGCGGGGATTTTTTTTATATAGAAATCAATATTTATTGATATAATTTTGTACCCATTATATAGAGAATACACATGAAGATATTTGGAACCACCGATGTTCAGGGATTAATAAAAGCAACTACCGGTTCGTTTTTTAAGCAAATTCTTAGGCAACCACAAGCAGACCCAAATGTTTTTGTAGCCGGAACAGATGCAACATACAATGACAGTCTTCCGGGAAATCGATCTATTATCGGACAGGGTGGATTTGATTATGTTATTTCTTCAAACCAAAATGGTGATAATGGGTTTACTCAAGCTAAAGTACCGGGAGGAAGAGTACTTGGTTATCGAGTACAGCACGTTGATTATAAAACTGCATATACTTTAGTAACAGAATTAAATCCGTTTGCAAAAATAAGTGGATCGGCTGTAATAAATTCATCGGCACCGGACGATAATGCATGCCGAATAAGCGTTTCAGTAGATGGTGGATTAAATTTTTCTCTTCTTAAAGGATTCGGTGATTTTGTTGGTTTTGATATGATTTGGATAAACAAATCAGAATGTTATGTAGTTGGTGCAAAATATGAGGGTGTACCAGGAGGTAATGCAGCTATTTTTCGAAGCATGATAAAATTTCAACATTTACTGGGTGGGAGAGGCAAGACGTTTCGTGTAGAATCTGCTCTTGGTAGCGTATATAGACCGGCATTAATAAAAATAGTAGTTGATCCCAATAAAACACCAACCCCAGTTGTGATAAGTACTACGGAAATAACACTAACTGGTGCATTGGCTGGAAATCCAAATGACGCACTAACTGCTATTGCGTATAATCCAACTACAGGAGTTTTTATATATGGAAGTGAATCTGGTAAATTATATAAAGATGATGGTGGAACAATAACTGATGTTACTGGGGGTGGTGTTAAATATGGTGTAATAAATCGAGTAATTTTTGATAAATATAATGCAACAACTGCATACGCAGCAACTTCTTTACCATATGGAAAAGTATTAAAAACAACAGATGATGGTGACAATTGGACAGCGGTAGCATTGCCAGTTACTAGATTAAACGGTGGCGTAAATGATATAATTATACCTGAACAAGATTTGGTTCTTGCTGTAACAGATGATACAACAAAAATTTTAAGATCTTCTGATGCTGGAGCCAATTGGAGTTTCATTTCTACTCCGATACCAAACCCACAACCACCAATAATAGACATAAAAACATTAAAATTATCACCATCTGCGTCACCTTCAAACATACATGTAGCTATATCTTCAAATAATGTTTTTTGGTCAGTTGGTCAAACTTACGATTTAAGTGGAACTTCTCCAAATCAAAAATATAATTGGACAGATTTAAAACAGGATAAGTTCATAAATATCCCAGCAACACAACAACCAAAAGCGCTTGATGTTGTAGAAGATACCGGAATAGCATATTCTTTTATACTTCTTCAAAAAGATAACAAAACTGCTACTATATCCGAACTTGAACCCCAAACTGACGGGTTTAATTATGATAATTTTTATAACATGAGTTATAATAATTATAATTTAGATTTTAATGCCATATCCGCACGATCTGCGTATGAAATATATGTTACTGCCGATGGTGGCGTTACAAACGGTGGTTATATATTTAAGGGCGAACGTGCTAATTTAAAGTATGGAACATCCGCCCAGGCATTTACATTTACACAAGATGACAGCTCATCCAAAAGATATTTAGATGTAAAATGTACTGATACTAAAGTATTTGCATGCGGTACAAACAATTTATTAAAGTATAAAACGTATGGTGGATCATGGACCATCCTATCAGTAGTTGCAAATCATGATATATTAAAAGTTTGGCCAGTAAATGATAATTACATAGTAGTATTAACACAAGATACCGTAAGCCCAGATGATTATTACATCTACGTCTCAGATGATGGCGGTTCAACATGGACCCAAAAACGCCAATGCTTCTATAAACCAATAGATATTCATGTTTATTCAACAGACACACTTTATGTTTTACACGAAAATGGATATTCAATAGAATTTACAATAGACTTTACACAATCAACACCATCATTCACTGTAGTAGAAATATCAAGCACAACCATACCATTTCAATATGGAAATAGAGCAATAACAATAGATGAAACAAAACCCCATGGGGATGCTGATGGATTTTTGATAACAGCAGGAACCCAAGGAATAATATTATCTAATCTACAAGAGTCTTCTATAATAGGTCCATGGCCAACCGATCCACAAGTGTTAGCAGCTATTGCAGGTGAAGGAAGCTATAGATATTGGATTGGAGGTGGTACTACGGGGCTTTACGCAGCTCTTGGCACAGATTTAGGTTCCGAACCGATATTGATGAGTTCTGATGATAAAGGATTAACTTGGGTTGATAAGAAGCCTACGATATTAAATCAAGAACCAGCAGCAGGCGATTATCTTATAACAGCGCTTAGCGAAGGGTCATATATTATATATAAAGATATAGACAAATTTTATATATATGGATCTTCAAATAATGGTACTTCATTTGGATTAAAATCTGATTCTGAATTTTTTGTTGATAATAACAAATATCAAAACGGAACAGATGGAATATTAAAAATGCGCTTTTTAAATTCTTCTACCGGATTCGCAGTTGGAACTGTAAAGCCAACCGCACTTACACCATCAACAAGAAAATTATCATATACATCTGACGGTGGTTCAAATTGGTCTACACTTGCAACTCCTCAAAATTTTAATATAACATCTGTATTTTTTACTTCTGCTAATACTGGATTTATAACGGCATATCCAATAAATTCCTCTGGTGGCCCTAATTACAACTCAAATTCAACGATATTTAAAACAACAGATGGTGGAACTACTTGGAATGAATCTCTGAATCTTCCAGTAGGAAAACAAAATAAGCCGTTAGATATATTCTTTATTGATGCTAATATCGGTATTGTTACATTATACGGAAATTCTTCTGTTGAAGGTATATATAGAACTACAAATGGCGGAACATCTTGGTCATTCGTATCTATTACTGGGTATCGTGGTGGTAATACAAAACAATCTTTCATGGATGATAAGAGTGGTCAAATACAATTTGTTTCAACAACACGCGGATTTATATCAGGCAAAAACTCATCAAGCAATCCTGGATTATTTACAACAACAGATGCAGGAGCAACTTGGTCTAGAGTAACAACACCAATTAATAGTAATACTGGTGGTGCAAATATAGATACTGTTCACTTCTTAGATAAAACTGGACAAACCGGTGTATTTTCATTTAACAATACAATTTATCGTACTACCAATGGCGGTGCAAATGCGTCTTTAGTATACACAGTTCCAAATTCAACCGATGCGTCAACCGCAATAGCAGATATTAAATTTTCATCGGGTAACACAATCGGTGTTGCAGTTGGATCTAGAAATTTAGGTTCTTATAATGATCATTTTGTTTTATTATCAACAAATGGGGGATCTAGCTGGAGAGAAATTGATTCAAATCACACATCTATAGATTTAGAAAATTCTATAAATCCAGCAAATAGCGCACAACGCGATTCTATATTATATACAACTGCCTTTGCAGAACCATTAAATTTATCTGATGAAGAAGATAATACAAATGGTGGTGGCGGCGAGGATACAAAAGATTGTTTCCAAACAAGATTTATAAGTTCATCATTCTATAATTTAGAAAATTTCGCATATCGCTGTACAAAACCAGGAGAAACCCCAGTTTATGTTCCAAACTCATCTGAAAATGTTGGGTTGGGTGTTGGTATTTTTGGTCAAAAAACATCACAGCAAAGAACACTACTAAGAGATAATTTAACACAAGGGGCAGCTGTTGGTGTTGGAACACTTGGAAATTCAACATACAGTAATAAAGATACTGCAGTTGGTCACAGTGCAATGGGTACTGTTATAAATGCAAAAGAAAATGTTGCAGTTGGATATGGTGCATTACAAACTAATAAAACAATTCTACCAGTATCAATTAGACAAAAATATCAGTCAAACATAATTGGTGTTAGTCCAATTGGTCAACTTTTTAAGTCTGTTGATGGTGGGTTTTCATGGAATACAGTAATTGAATCTGGTTCAAGTTTTACGTCCGCTTCATTCGTTAACAGCTTTTTAACTGGATCAAACGTATATCTAAAACCGGCTTCAATTGTATCACCAAACAGTGATACAACATTTATATTATACAATGATTTTAATATCTCAAGTAGCTTATCATTAAATACATACATTTTACGCTCATCAAATAAAAATAGTTCGTTTACAACTATATATTCATCATCTGTATATACAATAGATAAAATAATCCCATTAAATTCAAATATTGTTTATGGTATTGATTCTTCAAATTCTAAAGTATTACGTTCAACAACTTCTGCTAAATCGTGGGTTACATGTAGTATAAACGGTATTGGTGGAAATAGTATTAAAAATTTAAGTGTAACATCAATTAATACTGGCTTTTTGGTTGGATCAAAAATATGGTATATACAAAGTGGCAGTAATTTAAATTGGGTAACTTCCAGTTATACGGGGTCTCATATAATAAATGCAATTGATTCCATCAATTCTGATAGTTGGATTGCAGTTGGCGAAAGTGGATCAATTTATAAAACAAATAATACTGGCGTTAGCTGGTCTTTGGTAACACAAAGTTTAACAACCGAATCATTAAATGATGTTAAAGTTCTTAAAAATGGAAATGTATTAACAGTTGGTAATTCAGGAACTATACTCATTAGCTCTACAACGGGTAGTACTTGGTATACAGGTAGTTATGATGGCGGATCAGACTTTTCAGAGTTTGATTATACAACAATACAAACATATTCACCTAGCATATTAATACTGGCAAGTGCATATGGAAATGTTAGATCTGATAATAGTGGAAACACTTGGTATTTAGCAGCTAATACCGCAAACGGTAGTAATAGTGATATATTATTGTCATCCGCTGTTGAAATGGGGTTGACTGACACTCAACCTAAAAAAGTATTAAATCCGCTTGGAATATCAGCTGCACCAACCCCGCCGATTGAATATATCGCAGAAAATGTTGCCGTTGGTGCATATAGTGTAGGAAACTATACAAACTCATGGGGAGTTGTTGGTGTTGGTGCAAGATCATTAGAAACATCAACTCCTTTAGAACAAAGTGTTGTTCCAAATATGGGAGTGTTTACATTAAATATTTCATCCACTAGTGGATTATATGACTTCATTAATGATGTTGGCATGCCACCACGTCCATCAAATTATGGTCAAGTTGCAATAGGACGTTTATCACAAGGAAAGGGTTTATACAGCCAATTCAATACAAGTGTTGGATATGGATCTTTATATTTATCACAGGATAGTGTACAAAATT